CACGATTGCCATTGTGGAGGCAAGTGTAAACAAGAAGTAACAAACGAATTTGGTGAAAAATACAAAATTGAGTGTTGCGGTAAGTGCCGTCACAAAGAAAAAGATGGTTTTGACGAAAATGAGGTAAAATATGATGCCGGCGATTATGAATCGTTCAATGGAGCTTAAAAAAAATGGCAAAAGTAAAAGATCAGATAAAACACGTAAGAATACCCAAAAAAACCTCACAAGGAAATAGAAAAGGTGTTAAAATGAGTTCAATGAATAAACACCGTAAGAGATCATTTAAATTTTATAATCGTCAAGGTAAATAATGCCAGCAATCTGTAGAAAGGGCGATAGTTTAACTACAGGTCACGTTTGTACAAGTATAACAACGTTGGACACACCTACACAATCGACAGTAAGAGCAAATGGTATACTAATCGCAAGAGTTGGTGATCCTACGGTATCACACCCACATCCACCAGCACCACCTTGTCCACCTCACGTGGCAAATGTTAATGTTGGCTCATCTACTGTTAGAATTGCTGGAGCCTTTGTAGCAAGAATAGGTGATAGTGCTGATAGTGGTAATATGATAAGTGGTTCTTCAAATATCTTTTGTGGTTAGTGTATAAATATTAGTGTTATGGCAAACTTTGACGCTTCAAACACAAATAATTCTAAAAGAGTTAGTCGAATCTACAAAGATTTAGATTTAGACTTTGGTCGTAATACAACAACAAGTGATGTAAATAAATTAACAGATGTTGAAGCAGTAAAACGAAGTGTTAGAAATTTAATTCAAACTAATCACTTTGAAAGACCATTTCATCCAGAGATTGGCGGAAATGTTCGTTCTATGTTATTTGAGCCTGTAACACCTTTAACTGCTTTAAACTTACAAAGACAAGTAGGTGAAGTATTAAAAAATTTTGAACCAAGAGCAAATGTAACTCAAATACTTGCTCGACCAGATTTAGATAGAAACGCTTACAATTTAAGAATTAGTTTTTATGTAGTGGGTTCACCAGAACCGGTAACTGTAGAAACTTTTTTAGAAAGATTAAGATAAAATGGCAAGTAATAAATTAGATGTATCAGATTTAGATTTTGATAATATAAAAACCAATTTAAAAACTTTTTTACAAAGTCAACCAGAATTTTCAGATTATAATTTTGAAGGTTCAGGTTTTTCAGTTTTATTAGATTTACTTGCTTACAATACACATTACCTAGGTTTCAATGCCAATATGTTGGCAAACGAAATGTACCTAGATTCAGCAGACGTAAGAAAAAATATTGTTTCACTTGCTAAGATGTTAGGATATACTCCATCATCTGCTAAAGCTCCTGTTGCTAATATTGATATAAGAATTAATAATGCTTCAGGTGCTTCTATCACTATGGATAAAGGAACTGTTTTTACTTCTACAGTTGAAGGAACATCATATCAATTTATAACTAACACTGATGTTACAATTACACCGGCTGACGGCGTTTATAATTTTTCAAATGTATCCATTTATGAAGGTACTTTAGTAACTTACAGATATACAGTTGACAGTGCTGATCCTGACCAAAGATTTCTTATACCTAGTGAATTAGCAGATACAACAACTTTAAAAGTAAAAGTTCAAAATTCTGCTTCAGATACAACAACATCAACTTATACAAAAGTAACAGGATTAACTTCTATTGATTCAACTTCAAAAGTTTATTTTTTACAAGAAAGTGATGAAGAAAAATTTGAAGTTTATTTTGGTGACGGAGTTTTAGGACGTGCTGTTGAAGATGGTAATATAATTATATTAGAATATATCGTTACAAATAAAGACGCTGCTAATGGTGCTTCTTCATTTACACTTTCAGGTAACATTGACGGATTTACAGATGTAACTATTACAACTAATTCGTCTGCTCAAGGTGGTGCTGAACCTCAAACAAAAGAGTCAATACGATACAACGCACCGTTACAATATTCAGCACAAGATAGAGCAGTTACAACTGGTGATTATGAAACTTTAGTACAATCATTATATCCAAATGCTCAATCGGTTTCTGCTTGGGGTGGTGAAGATGATGAAACAGCAGTTTATGGTCAAGTTAAAATTGCTATATATCCTGCTTCAGGTTCTACTTTAACAGACGCAACAAAACAAGATATAGTTTCACAACTACAAAAATATAATGTTGCTTCAGTTAGACCTGTAATTGTTGATCCTGAAATTACAAAAATATTATTAACTGTAAATGCTAAATATGATGAAAGAGCAACAACAAAAACAGCAGATACTTTAAAATCAGATATAATTACAACGTTAGATAATTATAACACAACTACATTACAAAAATTTGATAGTGTGTTTAGACACTCAAAAGTTATAAAAAATATAGATGACACAGATACATCTTTATTATCAAACGTAACAACACTAAAAATTAGAAAAACATTTACACCGACTTTAAGTTCTTCAACTCGATATGATATTTACTTTAGAAACGGTATTTACAATCCACACACAGGACATAAATCGGGAACAGGTGGTGTAATTACAACTTCAGGATTTAAAGTTGAAGGCGATACAACAAATGTTTATTTCCTTGATGATGATGGTTCAGGTAATATTAGAAGATATTATTTTGTAGGTTCAGTAAGAACATATGTTAACAATACACAAGGTACGGTTAATTACACAACGGGACAAATTACAATTAACTCTTTAAATATTTCAAGTGTTGAAAATATAAGAGGTGCTTCATCTACTGTTATTGAAGTAACTGTAGAACCAGCTTCAAATGATATTGTTCCTGTAAGAGATCAAATTTTAGAAATAGATACAGCAAATTCTAGTATATCAGTAACAGCTGACACCTTTGTGGGTGGCTCTGCTGACGCTGGTGTAGGATACACAACAACACCTAGTTACATTTAAAAATGGCAAAGTTTACGGATAAAATATCCAATCTGATTAATAGTCAGGCTCCTGACTTTGTTGTAGAGCAGCATCCTAAATTTTTACAATTTTTAAAAACATATTATACGTTTATGGAATCAGCCGAGTTAGGTGTAACTTCGGTTCAAACCACGGACGGTATTCAATTAGAAACAGAAACAGCACAAGAGAACGCATTAATTTTAGATGGTTCAAAAATTACTTCTGAAAAAACACAAGAAGATGCTGGTGATAAAATCATTTTAGAAAGTTCTGCTTTTGGTAAATTTACTAGAGGCGAAACAATCACTGGTCAAACTTCAAACGCAACAGCAACTATTATTGCCGAAGATTTAAACAATGGACGTTTGTTTATTTCTGCTCAAAATAAATTTAAAGACGGTGAAACTATTTTAGGTAGTTCATCTAACGCAAGTGCTGTCATTAACAGTTATAAACCAAATCCAGTACAAACGATACAACAACTTTTAAACTTTAGAGATCCAGATAAAGTAATTTCAAACTTTTTAACAAAATTTAGAAATGAATTTTTAAATTCTATACCTGAAAATTTAAATAGTTCAGTAGATAAAAGAAAATTAATTAAAAATATAAAATCACTGTATCGAGCAAAAGGTACAAGTCGAGGACACGAATTATTTTTTAGATTATTATTTAACGAAGATTCAGAAACGATATATCCTAGAGAAAATATTTTAAGAGCATCCGATGGTAAATGGGATACTCAATTAATAATGAGGGCAATTCAATCATCTGCTCAATTAATAACAGGTGATACTGCTAGTTTAGTTGGTCGAACAATAACTGGTGAAACTTCTGGTGCTACAGCGATTATTGAAAACGTATTTAAATTTCAAGTAGGGGAAAATGTAGTTACTGAATTTATTTTAAATGAAGATACTATTACCGGTACTTTTCAAACAAGTGAAGTCATAAGAGGTACTGAAACAGACGAAGATGACATTTTTATAAAGGCAACTATTACAGGTATTCCAAATTCAACAACTCTTACAAATGATGGTACTTTATATAACGAAGGAGAAACTGTATCAATTACAGGTGGTGGAACAGGTGCGATTATAAATGTTGACGCTATTGGTCGAGGTAGTTTAACAAATTTTTATGTAGATGATGGTGGTTCTGGTTATGAAATTGGTGATGATGTTGTCTTTGATAATACAGACACAGGCGGTGGTTCAGCAAGTGCTAAAGTTTCTGTTGTTAATGGTGGTTTTACACAAGAAGAATCTACATCTACTGAAGAAGATCATTTAGTTTTAGAAGATGAAACTACAAGAGGCGATCCTTACACAGGAAATAAAATTGTACAAGAAAGTGGTACAGGTTCAGGTGACATTACAGATATAAGAATTATCAACGCAGGTAATAACTATAAATCTTTACCAATTGTAACAGTTGATGATACAAATGGATCAGGTGCTTCAATCTTTACTTATGGAACAGAAATAGGAAGAGTACAAAGTTTAAAAATTGTAGAATCAGGTGCTGAACATCAATTATCTCCAAGTCCTCCAACTTTAATATTAAGAAAAAAAGTTTTAGTATTAGACAAGTCAGGAGATTTTTCAACAACAGAAACCGTGTCAGGTCTTGCTTCAGATTCTACAGTTGTAACAGCAACAGTAGTTTCTTTTGATAGTGATAGAAATATTTTAACTTTAAGTGATTCTACAGGAACATTTGCTAGTGACTCAACGATTACAGGTGTTACAAGTGGCGCAACTGCTACGGTAAAAATTACCGATCCTGCTACAGCAACATCTACAGTGGCTGCTACAGCAGATACGGCAGGATCATTTTTAAATGAAGATGGTCACGTTTCTGAATCAACAATGAGAATACAAGATAGTTTGTATTATCAGGACTTTTCTTATGTGATTAAAGTGGGTCGTACCATTAATGACTGGAGAGATAGTTTCAAAAAGACAATGCACACTGGAGGTTTCTATTTTACAGGTCAAGTTAACATTACAACACAAGTAGATGCGAGATTAAGAAGCTTTACTACAGTTAATTCAGGAATTGATTTTGATGGTGTACAATTAATATTAAATACTTTATTCTCTACTATATTCGGTAGAAGATTAGGTACAGCAACTGATGGTACAACATTAAGAGCAAATGCTCAATTAGGTATTGATCCTGACTTCACAGATAGTACAAGCGATCACTTTACACCTAATACAAGAGATTTAACATTAAATCAAGTAGTAACAATCAAAGTACCTTCAATTGCTAAAATTACAGTTAGAGGTGATGAATTAAAGTTTGGTTACGCTTATTGTGGACCACGTATGAAATCATTATCTTTAAATGATGATGACTCAGCGTTTACAAGTATGTTTGGTGGTAATCATCCTAATGTACAAACCAGTGGTTTTACAGCTTCAGGTTCAGGCACAACAAGATTAGTTCAACCTTTAACACTTGGTAATCTAGCTAATCATAGGTTAACAGGTTTAAATAGCACTAGTTTAAATGGTGAAGTTGCTCAAATAAGAGATTTAAATAATGATGATTTAAAGACTTACATAACTTATCCAACAGAAATTAAAGTTACAATACCAGGACAGACTTTTGACCAGACAGATGATACTTTTGATACCACAGGTATTACTTTTGATGATACTACATTATAACATATAAATATAGAGAAAGATAGAGATTAAAAATGGCAAAACAAACAATTAACATAGGAACGGTCGCTGATGACGG